ACAAAGGTGATATTTTCCCGTTCAAGAAGCCATTTCAGCATAACTACACATCCCTTGCATTTTTGCCCATCGTAACACAGTACGAAAAATCATTCAAGAGGAGGTTAGCCCGATGACCCAGCAGCAAACAAAAGAACTTCTCGCCAAGCAGCTGCAACTGCTCAGTGAGAAGTCCCAAGAAGCCTGTGCCGAAGACCTGGCACGATTGAGCGAGGCAATGGCGATGGTCGCCAATTCGCTTTTGGTCGGCTATACCGAATAACATCGAAGGAGGTGAACACCATGCCGAAACCTGATAAGCCGCGCTTTGAACTGCGGCCCGAAGCGCTCATTTTGATCGCCGCGATCCTGACCGCCGTGAACCTGACGCTGCTGGTGGTCGAGATCCTGTACACCTGAAAACAAAAAGCGCCGCCCGGGTGTTGGCGCACCCGAGCGGTAGAACGAAAGACAAGTAAAAATATGACACCTTGATTTTACCATGCCACGGCATGGATTTCAAGAGAAAGGATGACCACCATGGACGAATATCGCGAAGAGCTCGCCAGCCTGACGCAGCGGTGCCGCGAGCTGGGCATCGAACACGACCCGCTGACCATCGCCGACGTGATGGCGATCACGGGCAGATCTCGCCCCACCGTGCGCAGCTGGTTCAAATTCGGCGGCGGGGCCTCCGCGCCGCGCATCACCCGCCGACAGCTGGCGCGCCAGCTGTACGAGCTGACCCGATACAGCGTGCGGGAGGTGGGCTGATGCAAGAGACGACCTACAAGACCCGCACGTATTACATCACCTATGCCGACCCGAAGTGCCCCGAGACGCCGCGCCTGACCATCAGCCTGCGCGGCTTCGAGGCATCCGCAAAGCAACTAATCAACATGCTGGAAGACGATGGCTGCACGGTCCTCGAAGTTCGGGCGGTCGTCTGAGAGGGGGCAAGCACGATGACGAAGATCTTGATGCTCTGCGGCTACACGGCCTATCAGGCAGGATGTCTCGCGCCGTTTCTGTGGGCGATGGTCGCCGCGCTGGGGGTGTACGTGATCTGCACGATCACGATGGAGGATGACAATGGCGAGATATATTGATGCGGATCGGCTGATTGAGGTTTTTGACCGCAACCTCATGCCGAGCGTTGCCAGCACCTTAAAGCAATACGTCGATGCGCAGCCCACCGTGGACGCCGCGCCGGTGTGGATCAGCGTGAAAGACCGGCTACCGGAAAAATTCAAGCCCGTGATCGTTTGCCGCGAGGACGGGAAGGGACAGCCCATTGTGGAGCAGGGCTATAAGGACATCGGCGACTGGTGGAAAGTGTACGGCACCAGAACCAAACACGTCACCCACTGGATGCCGATGCCCGAACCGCCGAAGGAGGGAAACCAATGATTCGCCTGATCAAAAATCTGCTCTATGACCTCGAATCGGTCCTGCTGATCCTCGTCGTGATCCCGGTGCTGATTGTCATGTTCGTCGGGCTGGTGCTGGCCAGCATCGGCGATCTGATCACCACGCTGGACGGCGACGTGGCCGGATGGTGCTTCAAGCGGATGGAGCAGCTGGAGAACCTGAGAGATGAATGATGAATTTTTATTACTGAACGACTTGGAGCTGTACGAACTGTATCGTTGCCGGAAAGATACGCAAAGCGTCACACAGGGCGGCTTCTGGACGGCGTTTCTGGACATGGAATTCGCACTGATCTACAAAAAGCGTGCCCGCGAAACCGACATGCCGCACTACGCACAGAGCTGCGAGGAAATGGCGCAGAACTACCTGATCAGCGCGGCTGAGAAGGATTACCCCACCCGCCTGGACAACCACATTCAAACGACCGCCCACCTGCTGGACGTGCTGAACGAAATGAAAAGGAGGTTATGACCATGGGCATCCCGGTGTTGATCCTCGGCGAGAGCGGCAGCGGCAAGAGTGCCTCGCTGCGCAACTTTGAGCCGGAAGAGATCGGTATTTTTAACGTGGCGGGCAAGCCTCTGCCCTTTCGCAAGAAGCTGCCCAGCGTGGCGAACGCGAGCTACCAGACGATCCTGAATTGCCTGTCACGGCCCTCGCGCAAGGCGTATGTGATCGATGACAGCCAGTACCTGATGTGCTTTGAAGCCTTTGCAAAGGCCAAAGAATCCGGCTACGGCAAATTCACCGACATGGCTTTGAACTTCTACAATCTGACGCGGTTCATCGTGGAACGCACTCCGCCTGAGACCATCGTCTACTATCTGCATCATATCGAGACTGACACGAACACCGGCCATGTCAAGGCCAAGACCCTTGGCAAAATGCTGGACAGTCAGCTGACCCTCGAAGGTTTGTTTTCCATTGTACTCCTTTGCGAAGTGACCCCCGAGGGTCACTTTTTTATCACGCAGTCGGACGGCAGCAGCCCGGCCAAAAGCCCGATGGAGATGTTGCCCGCCCGCATGGACAACGATCTGAAGGCGGTGGACGCCGCCATTCGGGAATATTACGAACTGTAAAATTTTTGGAGGTAACGACTTATGGAGAACATTGACTGGACCAAAGTGCAAGACACCACAATCGACTTTCCTCGCCTGACGCCAGGCGGCTATGTGTGCGGCATTCTGCGGGCCGTAGACGTGCCCGAGAAGAAATACCTGCGCATCGAGTTCGACATCGCGGAGGGCGAATTTAAGAACTACTACCGCGACATGAAGAACCGCCTGAAACTGGAGGACTGGCCGCGCGGCGGCGTGCTGTATCGCAGCTACAAAGAGAAGGCCCTCGGCATGTTCAAGGGCTTCGTGACCGCCGTGGAGGCTTCCAACAACGGCTATCACTTTAATAACGACGAGGCCACACTGACGCGCAAGTACATCGGCATGGTGTTCGGCCTGGAAGAATACCTGAACCAGCGCGGCGAGGTGAAGACCCGCCTGTACGTGGACCAGTGCCGCAGCACCAAGATCATCCACGATGGTAAGTTTGAGGTGCCGCAGCTGAAGAAGCTGGCCCAGAACGCCACGCCGGCCTACGCACAGGCGGCAACTCCCATCGTGGACGCACCGGCCTACGGCGGTGATTCGCCCTACATCCTCACGGACGCGGACGATCTGCCGTTCTGATGTGGCCCTATGCAATCAAATCTGGGACAGCGCAGGGCCGCTGCATTCAAGCGCAGCGCGCCCCGCATCATCCACGGCACCGTGACCACCCGGCAGCTGGCCGCCGCGCACGGCATTACGCTGACGCACGACGGCTTTTGCCGGTGCCCGGTGCATGGAGACCGGGACGCAAGCCTCAAGATCTACGACGACAATAAAGGTTGGTATTGTTTCGGCTGCGGCAAGGGTGGCGATGTGATCGCCTTCGCCATGCACTATTTTGGGCTGGATTTTCAGCAGGCTGTACTTCTGATCGATCAGGACTTCGGCCTGGGCCTCGGCGGCGGGTGTGCGAGCGACGAGCTTGTGCGCGCAGCCGAGGCCCGTATTGCAGCCGAACAACGCGCGGAGGACGAGCAGCAGGCCGCCGCCTGGGCGGCCACGAGCGCCCGCCGAGAGCTGCGACGCGTGCTGCTGCACACGCCGGACGCGGAGGATCTTGCTCGCTATGGCTCCGCCGCGCATCCCTGGGCCGCCCGTTGCGGGCAGCTGATGGGCTTATTGAATCAATGGGAGTTTGACTATGAAAAGAATCAAAATGAGAGGAGGGAGAGGGCGTGGATGGCGAACAACAGCAGGAATACCAGTACACCCGAAACGACTACTTGAACACGGCGAAACCATATGAATCGCTGTATGCGATCAAGAACCCCTTCGAGCAGCAGCAGGCCGCCAAACGCATGGCAGCGCACGCAGCCGAACAGGGCGTGAAGGGCTTCGGACAGATCTGGCAGACCTACCGCCAGACCATGCAGCTGCCCACCGCTTCGGACGCGACCAGCGACGTGGCTGACCAGCCCGTGGAGCTGCACACCGGCAACTGGACCGTGGACGATTTCGGCGTGCGGCGGGGCCTCGGCATCAACGAGCAGGTGGCCTGCGGCTTCCCGATCTACATCGTGGCGCGATTCGAGGACATCGACGACGGCACCGAAAAGGTGGAGATCGCGTTCAAAAAGAACTATCGCTGGAAGCGGATCATCATCCGCTGCGGGCAGTACGCCGACCCGAACCAGCTGGTCAAGCTGGCGGATGTGGGTCTGAACGTGAACCGCGCGATGGCGCAAAACCTCTCCGACTACCTCACGGACATCTACGGAATGAACTATCAGGCCCTGCCGGAGCATCGCAGCGTGCATCGTCTGGGCTGGGTGGCCAATTCCACAATTTTCTCGCCCTACGTGGAAAATCTCGTGTACGACGGCGACCCAGAGTACAAAAGCGTTTATCAGGCGCTGGCGTCCCACGGCAGCTTTGCCGCGTGGACGCAGGCGGCCATTGCTTTCCGCAAGGAGAGCATCGGTGCGCGGGTGATGCTGGCCGCCAGCTTTGCCAGCGTGCTGGTGCAGCCGCTGGAGACCCTGCCCTTCTTCGTGCACCTGTGGGGCGTGGACAGCGGCACCGGCAAGACCGTGGCCCTGATGGCCGCCGCCAGCGTGTGGGCAAACCCCGCGATGGGCAAGTACGTAAAGACCTTCGACGGCACCGACGTGGGCTACGAGCGCATGGCGGCATTCCTGAACAGCCTACCGCTGTGCATCGACGAGAGCCAGATCGCGGAGAAAATGCGCGGGCGCACGGCGTTCAACGTCTACCGGCTGGCGCAGGGCGCGGGGCGTATGCGCGGCACCCGCACCGGCGGCATCGACGTGACCCCCACATGGGGCAACGCGATCCTGACCACCGGCGAGGGCAAGCTGACCGATTCTTCCAGCGGCGCGGGCGCGGTGAACCGCGTGGTGCACATCGAGTGTTCCAGCGCGCACAAGGTGGTGCAGGACGGCCACGCGACCGTGGCAGCCTTTAATGAAAACTATGGCTGGGCCGGGCGATTCTTTGTAGAGCAGCTGTTACAGCCCGACATGCTGGACAAGGCCAAAGCGCTGCACGAGGAAGCGATCAAAGCCTTTGCGGACATGGACACCACCGACAAGCAGGCAATCAGCGCGGGGCTGCTCACCACGGCAGATGCGCTGGCCACGGAGTGGATCTTCCACGACGACAACGCCCTGACCGCGGCCGACCTCGCGCCGTATCTGGCCACGAGCGAGGAAGTGAGCACCGGCAAGCGCGGCTATGACTTTTTGCTGGACTGGGTGGCGCAGAACGAGCAGCATTTCATGCGCCCCGGCTACGACCAGAAGGACCCCTGTTATGGCGTGATCGACGACGCGTATATCGCGATCATCAAGACCGTGTTTGCCAACGCGTTGCGGGAGAACGGGTTTAATCCAGATAGCGTATTAAGTTACTTATCGGGTGCGGATCTGATCGCGACCGAAAAAGGTCATCTCTCTTTGAAAAAGAAGATCGGCTCAATACGTCCTCGTTGCATTTGTTTGTACCGCGACAAATTTGACTACGCCGCACAAGATGAAGAGGACGAAATGGATTTACTTCCCTAACGTGTGCCCCGCGTGCCCCGCGTGCCCCGCCACAATTGCAAACTTATAGAGGGGTGTGTGTGTATCTCCAAAATGCGAAAAATACACCCCCTCCCCCGTTCTATTAGAAAATTGATTTTCAAGCGGGGCAGGCGGGGCACAGTCTTGTAAATCCAGTAATCATGCGGCTTTTTAGTGCCCCGCCTTTCCGTTTTGGCGGGGCCGCAGGTGGGGCACAGTCGGGCCGTAGAAGCAAAAACGAAAGGAGTGAACGCATTTTGAAGGAATTCATCCCCCGCCCCTATCAGGCGGAGTGCCTGGCGGCCATTGCCGCGCAGCCGCCCGGGCATTACCTGTGCCGGCTGGCCACCGGGCTGGGCAAAACGGCGATTTTTACCCACGTACCCCGGCAGGGCAAGCTGCTGATCCTCAGCCATCGCGAGGAGCTGGTGCATCAGCCCTTGCAATGGTTCGCCCCGGGCGTGGCCGGTGTGGAGCAGGGCGCGGAACACGCCGGGCCGCAGTATGAGGTGGTTTCGGCCAGCATCCAGAGCATGGGCCGCCGCATGGCCAAGTACCCGCCCGGAACGTTCGACGTGATGGTGATGGACGAAGCGCACCACGCCGCCGCGAAGAACTACCGCAAGGTGCTGGAGCATTTCACGCCGCGGCTGCTGCTGGGCTTTACGGCCACGCCCACGCGCAGCGACCACGCGAGGCTGGATGATATATTTCAGGATATCCTGTTCGACTGGGATCTGGAATGGGGCATCCGCAACGGCTATTTGTCGGACATCGACTGCAAACGCGCCGTGATCGGCTTCGACCTCTCTCAAGTAGGCACCAGACACGGCGATTACGATGAGAAGCAGCTGGCCGCCGCGATGGAGGGCACCGCTCACGCCGTGGCAGACGCATACGAACGGCTGCACCATGGCGCGACCTTGATCTTCGCGGTGAACATCCGGCAGTGCGAGCAGATCGCGGCGGCCATCCCCGGCGCGGTGGTCGTGACCGGCAAGACCCCGAACCGCGCGGCGATCATCCAGCGCTTCACGGAGGGCGAGATCCCCTGCCTCGTGAACTGCATGGTGTTCACCGAGGGCACGGACATTCCCCGCGTGGAGACCGTGATCCTCGCACGGCCCACCAAGAGCGACGCGCTGTACACCCAGATGGTGGGGCGCGGGCTGCGGCCCTACCCCGGCAAAGAGCGGCTGACGCTGGTGGACTGCGTGGGCGTGAGCGAAACAGCCGACCTGTGCACGGCGGCAAGCCTGCTGGGGCTGGACACAGCGCAGGTGCCTGCTCGTCGGCAAAAAGAGCTGGAGGGCACGCTGTTCGAGGTAGCCGATAAAGTCCACGCGCTGGCCGACACGCCCGAGGCGTGGATCAAGGAAGTGCACAACGTGAATTTGTTCGCCAAGGCGCACAAGGTGAACACGCGCGGCGTGCATTACATCCAGCTGCCGGACGGCAGCCTGCGCTGCGTGCTGAAGGACAGCAAGGCGGTGACGATCCCCGCGCCGGACGAGCTGGGGCGCATCCGCTGCAAAGACGGCAGCACAATGCCTCTACAGCAGGCGTTGGACGTGGCGTATACGTTCCTTGTGACCAACTGCATGGGCGAACGGTATCTCTGGGACGAGGCGGCGGTAAAGCGTTGGGAGCAGACTCCCGCCAGCGACAAACAGCTACACTACGCACGGCAGCTATGCGCGCAGGCGGGGTTCCCGTTCCCGTCCGAAGAGCTGACCAAGGCGCAGTGCAGCGCGATCATAACGAGGTTGGCGTGATATGTTCAAGGAGTACAAGATCGACTTTAGCAAAGAGAGCGGCCACCAGCGCGCGCTGTTCCTCTGGGCAGCGCAGCCGAGTGTGCTGAAACAATACCCGGAACTGGAGCTGCTGTTCCACATCAAAAACGAGACCAAAGAAGGCGCGGCAGCGGTAGCATATGACCGCACGCAGGGCGTGAAGAAGGGCGTGCCGGATCTGTTCTTTCCCTGCCAGCGCGGGCGCTTTGGCGGAATGTTTATCGAGATGAAGACGCCAAAAGGCCGCGTGCTCCCGGCGCAGATCCAGTGGATCAACGACCTGGAGGAACAGGGCTATTTCGCCTGTGTCTGCTATGGCTGGGAGGAAGCGAGGGATAAGCTGTTATGGTATCTGAACCTGAATTGAAAGACCTTGAGCGCCGTGCCGCGCAGGGGCAGGCCATGCCGGACTTTCTGCCCGCACCGGCGCAGCTGCTGTACTTATCGCTGCGGCGGCTGTACGCCGACTACGCCTCTGGGCGTATTACCCGCGAGAACGCCAGCGCGGAGAAGAAGGCGATCTATCAGCAGTACCGTATGTACGCCGACATGCTGGAGGACACCAAGCGCCTGCGCAGGACGTTCTGCGGCCGCCTGGATGAGACGCTGAATGACCGGCGGATGTTCACGCTGGCGATCTCCAAGGGCGCGAGCGCGGAAGAGCTGCTGCCCATCGCCTGCCGCATTGTGCACAAGGTGACCGGCGATGCAAGCATTACATGGGAGGCGAAAGGACAATGAAAATACTGAAAACTGTTCTTGGCATCTGCCTCATGTTGCCCACAAGTTTGATCCTGCTGCTGGGCTGGTGCCTCGCGCTCTACGCGCAGGCGATCTGCGAGCTGGCACTGGCGCTGGCAGATGTGGCGTTTAAGTTTTTGGAGGGATGCGAACCATGAACCAAACAAAAAAAGCCCTCACCTGCCCCAGCAGCCCGTGCCACGGCTGCCCGAACGATAACCGCGACATCGTGGCCAGCCACGACGGCAGCCGCGTGTACTACGACAAGCAGCGGCCGCGCGTGGAGATCGAGATCGAGGCGTGGGAAACGTCATCCGGCGGGCCGAACCCCAACTACCAGTGGAAGAAAGGTGGATATGAAGCATGCTTCAAAAGCCAATGAAAGACCGGACACTCCAGGAGACATACGAGTACTGTTGCAACCAGGAGAACTGTGACACCTGCGAGTTTCGGCAGGGGCGGAAAAGCTGTCCCCTGCAAAAATTCCCCGCCGAATGGGACATCCCCGAACCGCATGCTTACACAAAAGACGAGGTCGCAATGGCAAAGCAGCTGCTTGAATTGTTCCCAAGTGCGCTGAATATCCTGCGCACGGATGGCTACCTGCACATCATGTTCATCGACCGCGTTTACCGCAACATTGCAGACGTTTTTCCGTCCGTTCGTGAAAATGAGGTTGTGGAACTACGCGATATCGCCGAAGCGAAGGATGTGATTTGATGGCCAAGAATACGTTTCCACCACAGCTGCCCTGCCTCACATCACCGTGCCGTTGCTGCCCGCACGAGACCAAAAAAGCCGGATGCACCACCAAGGTGGCCAATCAAATGTCTCCCGGTTGCCTGATGTGGACGATCTGGTTTCGCAGGGGCTGGAGCAACATCCACCGCCAGGGCATGGTGGCGATACGGGCGCGGGCGGCGAAGCACAAGGAGTGATAGCGCATGGATTACAAAGAGAAGCTGGCGTTTCTGCGGCGATATCAGGCCAGCCTGAAAGCCGAGCGGGCAATGCTGCTGGAGATCGAGCAGCTACGCGCCGAAGCCGAGCGGGTAACGCCTGCTTTGTCCGGCATGCCGCGCGGCCCTGGCGACGGGCAGGCCATGCCGCGCGCCGTGGAACGGATCGTGGAGACCCGCATCAAACTGGACGCGCAGATCCAGGCCGGAAAGGATGTGCGCAACGAGATCGAGGTTGTGATCCAGACCGCGCGCACCCCTATGCAGAGAGATATCCTCTACCGGCGGTACATCCTCGGCCAGCGCTGGGAGCGTATCGCGGCGGACCTTGACCGCGATCTGCGCTGGGTGATGCATGTGCACCATGATGCTGTGGAGGGGCTGAAATTATAATTTTGACCATTAAAAGACACTAAAAAAAGTGGTACAATAGTATCATGAAAAGCCGCAGGCGGGGGAAACCTCGTCGGCGGCTTTTGTTATGCTGTTGTAGCGCAAGAGTAGAGCGGCCGTCCTGATGTAAGCGGTTGATGTGGGTGCAAGTCCTGCCGACAGCCCATTTGCAACAAAAGACAAGGAAGGTGGGGTGACATGCCGAATGAAAAAAATCTTATCCCGATGGAACAGCGAAGCCCGAGTGAAGCTCGAGAAATGGGCCATAACGGCGGCGTTGCATCCGGTGCATCCCGCCGCCGCAAGCGCGCCCTGAAAGAGGCCGCGGACCTGTACCTCTCGCTGCCGGTTTCGGACCGGCGCAGCTGGAACCGATTGGCGCGCAAGGGCATTGACCCCGAGGACGTGGACAACCAGATGGCCATGATCGTGGGGCTGGTGGATGCCGCCGCTAAAGGCGACGCGGCGGCCGGCCGTCTGGTGCGGGACATTCTGGGCGAGGACGGCCGCGCCGACACGATGGACGCGCAACTGGACGCGGCCGCAAAGCTGCTGGGAGGCATCGATGGCGTTATCGACTAAACAGCAGGAGTACCTGCAAAGCTGCGACCACCGGTGGAACCTCAAAGTCGGCGCTACCGGTTCGGGCAAAAGCTGGCTGGACTACGCTGTGGTGATCCCGACACGCCTGCTGGTGCTGCGCGGGCAGGGCGCTGCCGTGCTGCTGGGCAACACACAGGGTACATTGACCCGCAACATCCTCGACCCGATGCGCGCGATCTGGGGCGACGCGCTGGTGGGCACGATCAGCAGCGACAACACGATTCGCCTGTTCGGTCGCCGCGTGTACGTACTGGGCGCGGACAACAAAAAGCATGTGGCCCGCCTGCAGGGCATGACGATCGAGTACGCCTACGGCGACGAGATGACCACCTGGAACGAAGAGGTGTTCCAGATGCTGAAAAGCCGCCTGCGCTGCGAGCACAGCCATTTTGACGGCACGGCGAACCCCACCTACCCGCAGCACTTTCTCAAGCAATTTATCGATTCGGACGCCGATGTCTATTGCCAGACCTCCACGATCGACGATAACCCCTCGCTCAAGCCCGCCTTTGTGGAGGGGCTGAAACGCGAGTATGCCGGAACGGTGTACTACAACCGCTTTATTCTGGGGCAGTGGTGCGCGGCCAACGGCATCATCTACGCGGCCTTCGCTAACTCGATCGCCGCGCGGGATGGCCGCTTCCTCTGGCCGGCCGGCAAGCCCCTGCGCCTCTGGCGCGTGATCATCGGCGTGGACTTCGGCGGCAACGGCTCCCAGCACGCGTTTGTGGCCACCGGTGTGCTGCCAGGCTACGCGGGCGCTGTGGGCCTCGCCTCGGCCCGTGTGGACGCGCGCGGGACGGACGCGGACAAACTGGCCGCGGACTTTCTCGCGTTCTGTGAGGGCGTTTTCGCGGCCTATGGCGAGGTGCATGCGATCTTCGCCGACAGCGCCGAACAGGTGCTGATCAATCACCTGCGCAGCGCGGCGCGCACCTCTCGCCTGCCGTGGCTGGCCGATCGTATCTACAACAGCAAAAAAATTGAGATCAATGACCGCATCCGCCTGACGTCCATCCTGATGGGCGGCGGGCGTTTTTGGGTGCTGCCACAGGCCGCCAGCCTGACGGCGGCGCTCTCCGCCGCGCTGTGGAGCGACAAAACCCCCGGCAAGGACGAGCGCCTGGACGACGGCACCACCGACATCGACACACTGGACGCGTTCGAGTACACGATTGAGCGCGATTTCAAAAGCTATCTGAGGTTGACGCAATGAACATTGTCCGCTTTATCGACTTTGTAAATCGCAAGTACAAACTGCATATCGATGCGTCGTACTACGCCTACATTGACGTCTGGCGGCAGTGGTGGAAGGGCTACGTGCCGCAGGTGCACGACGTGCAAGAGACCGCCTCGGACGGCAGCACGATCAGCCGCCGCATGGCCAGCCTGCGCATGCCGAAGGCCGCCTGTGAGGACTGGGCCAGCCTGCTGCTGAACGACAAGACCACCGTGACGATCGCCGACAAGCAAAGCGCCACATGGCTCGTGGGCAACGCCGATCAGACCGGCGGGCAGCTGCGGCAGCTGGGCTTTTGGCCGAACGCAAACAGGCTGGTGGAGCTGGCATTTCGCAGCGGCACCGGCGCGTTTGTGCTGACCGTGGAAGGCGCGCACTTCAACGCGGACGATACGGTGGAGCAAACTCGGGACGCCCGCCTTGCGCTGGACTACGACCCTGCGGAGTGCATTCTGCCGATCACCGTGCGGCATGGCGTGATCGAGGAAGTAGCCTTTGCCAGCGAGGTGACCGTGGATGGCCACAGCTGCATCTATTTGCAGATGCACCAGCTTGTGCCGAACCCCGCAGGTGGTCAGCAATACCGCATCACGAACGCCTATTTTGAGAGCAAAGAAGCCGACGGAGAGAGCGCCAGCTATACGGAACGCGCCTTGCCGCAGGGTATGACCCCCACATGGGACACCGGCGCGGACGTACCTCTGTTTGCGATCTTCTCCCCTGCTGTGACCAAGAACATCCTCGGCGGGCCCGGCCTTGGCATGGCGGTGTTCAGCGAGGCCGTGGACGCGGCCGCGCAGGTCGATCTGGCGTTCGACAACTACAAGCAGGATCTGTTCCTCGGCGGCAAAAAGGTGTTCTACAACAAGCGCCTGATGCGCTCCACCGTTGGCCCCGACGGCAAAGAGCACTTCGTTCCGCCGGACAACATCCGGCGGCAGCAGTTCTTCCAGGTGCCGGACGCAGGGCCGGACGATCCGCCCGACTGGCACGAGTACAACCCCGACCTGCGCGTGGAAGACAACAGCAAGGCCGTGCAGGACGCGCTGGACTATTTCAGCTTCAAGTGCGGCCTTGGCACGCGGCGATACCGCTTTGAGCTGGACGGCGCAAAGACCGCCACCGAGTACAACGGCAGCCGCCAGGACATGGTGCAGCACGCAAACCGCCATCAGATCCAGATCGAGGCGGCGCTGATCCAGATTTTCCGCGCGATGCTGTGGGCCGGTAAGACCCAGCTGGGCGCGCCGGTGGACCCTGAAACCGAGATCACGATCAACTTCGATGACAGCTACATCACCGACAGCGAGACCCGCCGCGCGCAGTACAAGCAGGACGCGCTGGACGGCTTTCTGCCCAAGTACCGCTACCTGATGGAGTGGTACGGCATGAGCGAGGCCGAGGCCAAACAGGCCGTGCAGGAAGCGGGCGACGAGGCGGGCGCAAGCGAGCCGATCTCTTTCTTCCCGGGCGGTGATGCCTGATGCTCTCGCCGAGCTATCTGGACACCCTGCCGGACGCGCTTGTGAGCCTCTGGCAGACCGTCGAGGATGACATTTTGCGGGACGTCGCGCGGCGCATCGCTAAGATGAACACGGTCACCGAGACCGCCGACTGGCAGCTTTGGCGCTATGAGCAGTCCGCCGCCGTGCGGCAGGACGTGACCCGCACGCTGGCGAAATACAGCAAAAAGAGCGACAAGGAAATTCGCCGCCTGCTGCAACAGGCAGGGGCGGACAGTCTGGCCGCCGATGACAAGATCCACAAAGCCGCCGGGGCGAACCCGCAGCCGGTGAACGATTCCCCTGCCCTGCTCAACCTGCTGAACGCGGGCTATGAGCAGACCGCCGGAACGTGGAAGAACCTGACGGCCACCACGGCGCGCACCGTCAGCGGCGAATTTGAGGCCGCCTGTGACCGCGCGTGGCTTCAGGTGACAAGTGGGTCGTTCGACTACCAAACGGCCGTAAAACGCGCCGTAGACGGGCTGGCGGCGGGTGGGATCAAAGCCATCACCTACCCCTCCGGCCACAAGGACACGCTGGAGGTCGCCGTGCGGCGCGCGGTGCTCACCGGCGTGCACCAGACCACAGCCAAATTGCAGATCGCGCGCATGGACGAGGTGGGCTGCGACTTCGTGGAAGTGACCGCCCACGCGGGCGCGCGGCCGGAGCACGCGCTGTGGCAGGGCAAGCAATACCACCGCGGCGGCGCGATGACCTACAACGGCGTGCGCTATCCGGATTTTGTCTCGGCCACACACTACGGCAGCGGCGACGGCCTGTGCGGCTGGAACTGCCGCCATGATTTCTGGCCGTTCTGGCCGGGGCTTTCGACGCCAAACCACACGGACGAAGAGCTGGAAGCCCTGAACGCCAAGACGATCGAGTATAACGGCGAGATGTATTCCGAGTACGAGATCAGCCAAATGCAGCGCGCGGCGGAGCGAAAAGTGCGAGCCGCAAAGCGGACGTATCTGGCCGAGGATGCCGCTGGTGTGGACACGACCAGGGCCGCCGTGAAGCTCAAGCAGGCGCGGCAGCAGCTCTCTCAATTCATCCAGGACACCGGCGCGTATCCGTTCGATTCGAGCGCGCGCACCAGCGTGGCAGGGTTTGGGCGCAGCGAGGCCAGCAAGGCGACGTGGGCGGCGAGGAAAGAGCAACAAAGGGTTGCGACCGAGCGGGAAAATGCTATAATGATAGAGAGGCTTCGTACCGCTGGAGAACTTCCTAAAGCCGCGGAAATCCACCTGACCCCGACGCCGATTGATGTCGATACCCTTGCTTTTGATAGCGCCCATGTCAATCAAGAACATGAACGCAACATCACCGAAGAACAGGCAAAGAGCTGGATCCGCGAGGCAAAAATTTCGGTGACGGTTTGGAACGGTCACTTTGAGCGATACTACGGGCAAAACGGAGCCGTGTACGTCAATTTACACAAACATTTTATCCGAACGGCATACGCAAAAGAAGACTATGACACAAACACCAAGAATCTGATTGAGGAGATGACACAAAGTGGCCTTTTTGAAAAACGTTGAATACCGGCCTGATGAAACCGGAACTGCCGCGGAGGTCAAATGCCCACTGGCGGACGACTGGATTGAGGATATTGACTGTTTGGAGAATCAAGGCATTGCCGATCGTTGTATTCCTGACCGTTTTAAGGCCAAGCCGAATTGGAAGGCGATTTGCGAGGCCTGTCCATTCCGAGACTACTAATATTTCATCATATCGTTTTAAGCATCATGCGAAATCACGCATGGTGCTTTTATTTTACCCAAATTTCAAAAACATGACCCTGACATGTCGTTAAACTGTGCCAGCCTCGATGCGGAGCGAACCGCGACACCAAACCGGAGGCAATGAAAGGAGCAGCTTATGAAGCGCGAAGATGTACAAAGCAAGATCCCCGGCATTACCAAAGAGCAGCTGGACTGGCTGATGGACGAGAACGGGAAGGACGTCACCCGCGAGAAAACCACTGCGAGCCAGCTGCAGACCCAGCTGAACGAGGCCAATGCCCAGCTCAAGACGGCGCAGGACGGCCTGAAAGCCTTTGAGGGCGTGAACGTGTCCGAGCTGCAGGGCAAAATTCAGAAATTGACCGCCGACATGGCCGCCCAGAAAGACGAATTCGAGTTCAACGGCGCGATCGACGGCGCGATCCGCGACGCCAAGGGCCGCAACGTGAACGCCATTCGCGGCATGATGGACCTCGCGGCCCTGAAAGCCTCCAAGGACCGCACCGCCGACATCAAGGCGGCGCTGGACAAGCTGAGCGCCGAAAATGCCTGGGCCTTCGAGAGCACTGAAGCCGCTCCGGACACACGAAACCTGACCGGGGGAAAGGTCAACATGGGCGGCGAGCACGGCACAGGCGGCAGCGCAAGCGCCGACGGCGTCGAGGCCGCGTTTGCGGAGCTGAACCCCGGCTTTAAACTCTGATATGCAAATTTTGCAGAAAGGATATTGAACTATGGCACATGAAAATCAGCAGCGTTACTCCTCCCTCGTGGACATCAAGCTGCGCAACACGCTGGTGACCCGCGACAACCTGGTCTTTAACAGCCGCTATGAGGGCAGCCCCAAGGCCGGCAGCGTGAAGATCCCCGTGCGTGACACCGAGGTGGAGATCAAGAACTACGACAAGAACAAGGGCGTGGACCTCGAGACCGGCACCACCACCTACCTCGACCTCGCGATCGACCGCGACAAGGCCGTGAACGAGCTGATCGACGGCTTCGACGCGGCCAGCGTGCCCGACGGCATCGTGGCCGAGCGTCTGGACAGCGCCGGTTACTCTCTGGCGCTGGACCTGGACAAGGAATCCATCGGTGTGCTGGAAGGCGCGGACGGCGCGACCGTGGCGGCCACCAAGACCGCCTGCACCGAGACCACCGCCTACAAGGAAGTGTTGGCCGCCAAGCGCACTTTGAGCCGCAAGGGCGTGCCCAACGATGGGCGCTTTTTGATCGTCGCGCCCGAGTTCCTCGAGGTGCTGATGCTGGACGAGCATTTCATCAAGCAGGGCGATTTGGCCCAGAACCTCGTGCAGCAGGGCGTGATCGGCCGCATCGCGGGCTTCAACGTGCTGGAATCCAACAACATGGACTACGAGAGCACCACCCGCGTGGAGGGCAAGAAGACCACCACCGAGTTTCTCGCGGGGCACCCGAACTGGTGCCACCGTGTGCAGGAGTGGCAGGTACCCGTGCACATTCAGGATCTGGCGGGCAGCGGCACCTTCATCGGCGCATCGGCCGTGCAGGGCCGCAAGGTGTACGGCCTGAAGGTCTCCAAGCCCCAGACGCTGTACATCAAGCGCGTGGAGGCGTAACCCATGCTGTACGCCGACTTTGCGGCCTATGAGGCCGCGGGCGGCACCCTGACGAAACGCCAGTATGACGTGTGGGGCTTTCGGGCGTCGCGTCAGATCGACCGCCTCACCTATGGCCGGGCCGCCCCCGCGCTGGCCGACCATCCGGACGAGCTGAAAGAACCGCTTGCAAGCGCCTGCATCCAGATCGCCGACCTGCTGTACCAGGACTGCCTTGGGCAGCAGCGCGCCGCAGCGGGGCTTTCGGGCGCATCCACGACCGACGGCTACAGCGAGTATTACGCGGCTGATACGGGCCTCAGCGGCTACCGCACGCGCACGGCCTGCCGGAACGCGCTGGAAGTTGCCCTCGGCAGCGACCCCTACGGCCTGCTGTATGCGGGGGTGATCTGAATGTTCGGCTGCGACAAAACGCTCACCTTGATAAACACCGTCACCGACGGCCGCACCGACGAGACGCGGCTGTACGCGCATGTATTCACGGCCTGCGGCTGGTACGCCGAACAGGGCGTACAGGCCGAAAAGAGCGGCCAGACGGCCAGCGGCAAGACGAAAATTCGCCTGCCGGTGGAAAGCTGCCCCGGCTACCTCTCCCCCGCCACCTGGGCGGCGCTGGACGAAGACGCGCGGGCGGATGCGTGGACGCTGGACGGGGCGACCTACATCCTGCTCGGGGAGCAAGCGCCCGCCACTGCGACCGACATTTATGTCGCCCGCAAGGCAGGCAGCGCCGTGCAAGTCACCGCCTGGCACGACCACCGGAACACGGTGTTCCCCCATCTCTACGCCGAAGGGAGCTGATGCAGCATGGCGAAAAGCACCAAAACAACGCAGATCATCGACGCCCCGGCGGCGCGGGAAATTCTGATCCAGAAGGACGGCGTGACCGTGCGCGCCCGCGTGGCATGGAACCGCGATTTCGTCACCCGCGTGAACGGCCGCTGGTCCAAAGCGCAGGCGAAGTTCTCGATGGAAGTCGCGCGCAAAATTGAGCCATACGTACCGTTTCAAACGGGCATGCTGAAATCGAGCGTGGCGATGGCCAGCGATTTCGAGAGCGGGCAGCTCGTCTACAACACGCCCTATGCGCGCAGCCGGTATTATCAGGCGGGCGGCCGCACAAACGGCTTGCGCGGGTCCTACTGGGGCAAGCGCGCGATCGCCGACCACAAAGACCACCTCGCCAAATTCGGCGCGGCCTGCATCAAGGAGGCGATGAGTAAATGAGCTCGACCTCCATGATAAAGGCCATGCAGGAGTGGCTGAAAACCTGCCCGCTGGTGGCCGAAACGCTCGGCGAGGGCGTATCGTTCCGCATCAACTATCTGCCGGAGGGCGCGGGGAATTTCTCGATCGAGGATTCGCCCACCGACCCCATCGTCAAGCAGTATTTCGGCGGCACGCGGCGCATCAAGAACTACCTGATCGCCTCCCGCACCGAGTACAGCCCTGACGTGTGGCTGCAAGCCGCGGGCAGCGCGTTCTGGGACAGCTTCACAAGCTGGATCGAGACGCAGTCCGCCGCGGGCAACCTGCCCGAGCTGGGCGCTGGCCGCACCCCGCTGCGTGTGGCCGTGACCGACAGCGGCTATGTGTACACCAGCGAGGACGGCAAAGCCCGCTGGCAGATTCAAATTCAATTGCTCTACGACCAGAGCAGATGAAAGGAGCTTTTCAATGACTATCTCCGAACTTTTCAAAAATTCCACGATCAAGCCGGACGCGTCCTATACCGGCGTGGAGACGGCGGACGACTTCGTCTTGGCGATCTGCACCGACGCAGACACGCAGGCCACGCCGGACGCCTATATCGTGTGCCAGGACCACGTGACCGAGCATTCCGGCGCGATCAACAGCGGCACCACCGACAAGACCTACATCCGCGCGGGCACGGCTACGCTCAAGACCAGCGTGCAGCGCACGTTCTCCATCAGTGGCGACCGCTACGTGGGCGACGCGTTCCAGGACTTCGCGCTCAGCCACAAGATCCGCTATGGCATCGGCCAGGACGTGATCGTGCCGTATGTCTGGATCTCCCGCCGCACCGGCAAGGGCGAGCAGGGCACGGCCAGCCTGATCGTGACCGCCGACGCATCCGGCGCTGCGGGCAATGACGCGGGCTTTGCGGCCGACCTCAAGAGCATCGGCGCGCCCGACGAGTACACCTACACCGTCACGGCATCTTAACTATCTCCGCCCCCGGCGGGTCCTATGGGGTTTCTCCATTCTCCCTTCCTCCTCCCCGCCGAGGGCTTTTTGTACGGCTGACAGCATACTTCGGGGCAGCACCGGAGAGCCGGATGATCGTAAGAAGTGCGCAGCAGAGCCGCGAGCGAAAACCTCTCCGGCGCTGCGCGCCACCTCCCCTTGCCAGGGGAGGCAAATTTGAATTTCGGAGGTTATTTTTATGAAAATTCGCAATATTGAGTTTCCGATCAACGTCTACAACGCGAAAGACGCCGACAAACTGAGTACGGCGCAGGCGGCATTGCAGAGCGCCGCCGATGCCTTCAAGGCAAACCCGCCCTCCGATCTTGGCGCGGTGATCCGTGGCCAGTGCGACATTCTGGACGCGTTTCTGGCCCCCGTGCTGGGCGAGGATTACGAGGACGTTTTGGGCATTGACCCTGACGACCTGCTCGAGCACAAGCGCGTTTATATGGATGTGTTGCAGGCCATCGCGGACGCGCAGCGCGAACTGGCCGACTGCAAGCTGGATATTCCGCAGATGCCGCAGCCCGATGCAGCCGCCCCTGCCGCCGCCCCCGCTGCCGCGAAGACCGTCAACTTTAACGCGATGAACCGCGAGCAGCGCCGCGCCTACGTGCGCAGCCTGCGGGGCGGCAAGGCGGGGCAGTAAATGGCCTGCCTGATCGCCCAGCGGCTGCCGGAGTACGCGCTGGGCTACAAGATAGACACGGATTTCCGGCCATACATCCGGCTGGAAAATCGGCTATTCCGGCTTGATCCGGATAACAAAAAAGCCGCGCTGCGCTTTGTGGAACAGACGATCTCCGAGGTGCTGGGGTCGCTGGCCGCTTGTCAGCCAGGCTTTGACCAGTACAAGGCCTTCGAGGCCGTGATGTGGTTTTACCGCTGCGGCCGCACCGAGGACGAAGCCAAGGCCGAAGCGGAGCGCATCAAGGCGTGCGGCTCGGCCGGCATCGACCCGGGCGCGGGCCGCGCGTATGACTTCGAGGTGGACGGCGCGCTGATCGCGGCGGCGTTTGCGCAGGCCTATGGCATCGACCTGACCGACAAGGCGCTGAAACTGCACTGGTGGCGCTTTCGGGCCTTGTTTGAGGGGCTGCCCAAGTGCACGTTTACCCAGATCATGGAGTATCGCACAGCCGACCTGCACGACATGCCGGACAAGACCAAGGCCATCTACAAGCAGATGCGCCGCCGCTACGCCCTGCCCTGCGAGATCGGAGGTGAGCCGCATTACAAGACCATCGAGGAGCGGGAAGCTGCCTTTATCGCAAAATTCCGGAAATGATTCCGGAAACAAATCCGTAACTATCCGCACACCGGTGCGCTGCCCGTACTGCGGGCGCGCCTCGGCGGCGTGGGCAGACGAAACCGCCGCCGCGCATGGCGTGTGGATCAAATGCAAAAACCCCGACTGCAAGCGGGAATTTGAACTGAAAATTTGAGTCTGTGCCCTGTGCCTGTGCTCACCCCTAAAGGAGGTGGGGATAGGCATATGGCAGACTTTACCGTCACCGGCGACACGAGCCTGGACGCGAGCGGCATACAATCCGGCATGTCGTCGCTGAGTGTCGCGGCTGGCAACCTGATGGCCGACCTCGCGAAAACGGCGGTGCAGGCCGTCGAGAAGGTCGTTTCGGCGGCCTACGAGATCGGCACGGCTTATGAGAGCAGCCTCGCGAAGGTGCAATCCATCGCGCAGACCAGCGAGCAGGCGCTGAGCGACTACAGCGACGCGGTAATTGAGCTCTCCAACAAGACCGGTCAGGCCGCCGCGAGCATCAACGAGGCCACCTACAGCGTCATTTCGGCCACCGGCCTTGCTGCCGCCGACGCGCTGGACGTGGTAGCGTCTGCGTCGCAGCTTGCCACGGCGGGCTTTACCAGCACCGATTCGGCCGTTTCGGCGCTGACCACGGCCATGAACGCCTACAAGCTGAGCCTGGACGATGTGGACCACATCTCGGACAGCTTAATTACCACGCAAAACCTCGGCGTGACCACCGTGGACGAGCTGGCCAGCAACATGGGCCGGTCCATCGCGACGGCGAGCGCCTACGGTATCAGCCTCGAAAACCTTGAGAGCAGCTACATCAGCCTGACCAAAAACGGTATCTCGACTGCCGAGTCCACGACCTACCTGTCCAGCATGTTCAAGGAGCTGGGCGACGCGTCGAGCGATGTGGGCAAGGTCATCCAAGAGAAAACCGGCAAGAGCTTCGGCGAGCTGATGGCAGCCGGGTACTCGCTGGGTGACGTGCTGGAAATCCTCTCCGACAGCGTGGGAGGCAACAGCGAAGCGCTGATCAACCTGTGGAGTTCCGCCGAGGCGGGCAAGGCCGCCAGCGCCATCGCCTCGCAGGGCATCGAGACGTTTAACGCGAACCTCGAGACGCTGCAAACTTCCACCGGCACCACCGCGGACGCCTACGCGACCATGGCGGACACGATGGAGTACCAGACGCAGCTGCTGAAAACCGGCGTGCAGAACCTCGGTATTCTGCTGTACGACAGCATGGAGGGCAACCTGACGCAGCTGGTCAGCTTCGGCAACGACGCGGTGGCACAGCTGACCGAGGCGCTGCAAAACGATGGCCCTGCCGGCATGGCACAGGCCGCAGCCTCCATCGTCGGCGATCTGGCGCAAAGCCTGATCGAACAGATCCCGTCGCTGATGCAGAGCGCGACCGAGCTCGTTTCGCAGTTCTGCGCCTACATCGGCGACCACGCGGGCGATATGCTGGACGTGGCCTTGCAGCTGATCGGCTCGCTGGCCGAGGGCCTGTACAACAACCTGCCCCAGCTGATCGAGGCCGCCGCGCAGATGGTCACCAAATTCGGCATGGCCATCCTCGACCACAGCGACGAAATTTTAGCGACGGGCGGCAAAATCGTGCTCGCGCTCTGCCAGGGCATCATCGCGCTGGTGGGCAACATCGGCGAGGCCGCCATTGCCCTGATTGCCCGCTTCCTCCACGTCTGGGACGGCAACATGGACGACTGGGGCAACATCGGCACCAACATCGTCTCCGGCATCATCGAGGGCATCCAGAACGCCGCGAAGAACCTGAAACAGGCCGCGCTGAATCTGGTCGACATGGTAAAAAAGACCCTGCTCGGCCAGGAAGTGAGCTGGAGCGATTACACCTGGGACGTGACCAAGAGCACCCGCGCGATGTCCGCCGCCGTGGCCGAGGATATGCAGGCCGCCGAAGAACGCGCGGACGAAGTCGCGGACAAGGCCGAGGCGAACGCGCTGGTCGTCAGCAACGCCACCAAAAAGGTGACCGAGGCCACCGAAGAGGCCGCCGCCGCGGCAGAAAACGCAGGCAGCGAGGCCTCTTCTGCTGCCCGAAATACCGCATCTGCCGCCAAGACCGCCACCACAGCCGTTCAGACGGTGCAATTGTCTACCGAAGATCTGACCGAGGCCGCCAAGACCGCAACCGACGAGTGGAACGAGCTGCTCGAAGCCCTGCAAACCACGGCAGAGAGCGGCAACGGCGCGGTGAGCACGTTTGAAAGCCTCGCCTCGGCCCTGCGCTCGCAGAACTGGTCCAGCGTCGCGGCGGATATCGGGCAGCTGCTATGGGGCGAACTGGACGCCGACACGCGGCAGGCCATTGCAGACTGGGCCGTGGCCGCCGTGCAGCGGCTCAACGAGGGCTTTAAAACCAACGGCCTCGCGGGCCTGATCGAGACCGGTGCCAGCATCGTAAAGGGCATCACGCAGGGCGTGCAGGCGAACAGCGGCACGCTGATGGCCGCCGCGCAGTCGCTCTTCGGCGATTTTAGCGGCATCATCGAGAGCCTGACGGCAGCCTTCCCCGCCCTCTCCGGCGTGATCGACGTTGCGTCCGGCGCGATGGGCGCGCTGAACGCTGTGATGGCCGCCAACCCGATCCTGGCCGTTGTGTCCGTCGTGGCCATGCTGGTCAGCGCGCTGCTCGGCCTGTCGCAGACCAACACCACCGTCGGCAAAGAAATCCGCGGCGTGTGGGAGGGCCTGAAAAAGGTCATCGACACCGTGATCGACGGCATTTTGCTGGCGCTTGGCAGCCTGTTGCAGGGCTGGATCACCCTGATCAACGGGCTGATTTGGGTGGCGAACAAGATCCCTGGTGTCAACCTCAAATATGTGAGTAATCCGGCCTATGATCTGGTCGAAAAGAGGCAGTCTAAAACCACCTACGCCGAGGACCAGCAGCAGGCCGCGAAGGACGCGCGTGACGAGAAAATTTCTGATCTGAATGACAAGATCAACGCGACGCAGGCCGCCTACAAAACCCTGAGCGAGGCAGCCGCCGAGTACAACAAAAACGGCTCGATCTCGGTGGACACCGCGCAGGCCGTCTCCCAGCTGGACAGCAGCTATCTGGCCTTGCTGCAAAAGAGCGCCGACGGCACGCTGGGCGTGGACGAGACCGCCTACCAGAAGATGCTGGACGCGCAGGTCGCCGCGCTGAAAGCGGCCATGGCGGACGGCACCGGCCTGACCGACGCGCTGTACACGCTGACCGATGCTGTGCAGGACCAGACCGACGCGCTGACCGGCTCGAGCCTGTACGATCTCGATGCAAATGAGAGCAGCGCGATCAACGACTACGCCGCCCTGATCGCCGCCGCGCGGGCGGACGCATTGGCCTCCGGTGTGCGCGCTGCGTCCAACTACACCTCCAGCGGCCCTGGCACGACCGCCCGTCTTAACGCCAGCTGGCGCGGCGAATCCACCACCATTTTGGAGCTGGACGGCCGCGAGGTGGCGCGCGCCACGGCAGACTATATGGATGAGGAGCTGAGTTTCTGATGAGCGACTTTTTTGTGGGCAACCTCGGCAGCGAGCATTTCGGGGCGCGGCTGTTGGCCGATTACACCGTGGGCGGCACCAGCATCGACCGCAGCCGCCAGCAGCCCGCGGCCGGTCTGCGCTTTTTGCCGCTGAGCACGCGGTACGGCCTGCGCAAGATCAGCCTGCCGGTGCACGTGTTCGGCGTGACGCCGCGACATGCCAATGAGCAAAAAAGCAAGCTGGACGCCGCGCTGCTTGCCGACCCTGTGGAACTGCGGCTGCCGGATGGCTTTTGCTACACGGCCAGCCTCGACACGATCGGCGAGGTGACCGAGGTGACCGGCGACGGCTGCGTGCTGGAGGGCAGCTACACCCTCTCCGGTTTCCGGCACGACCCGATCCAAAAAGTGTCCATCCCGCCGGGTGGCGGCAGCCTGTTCGCCCGCGGCAGCGCGCCGGACATGGAGTGCCGCATCACCTGCACGGTGGGCGCAGACGCCACGTCCTACATCATGGCGGGCATCCTGTGGGTGGACGTGAGCGCGGGCGACGTGCTGGTGCTGGACGGCATCGAGCATCAGGTACTGCGCAACGGCACGCCCGCGCTGGCGCAGTGCGACCTGACCCAGTGGCCGCTGCTGGCCGCTGGGAAGAACATCCTCACCGCGCCGGACGCGCTGAGAGTCGAATATTACCCCATTTGGATTTAAGCGCAGAAAAAAGCCTCCCTTGTGCAAAGGGAGGTGGCACGGCGCAAGCCGTGACGGAGGGATTGTCGCTCGCGGCTCTGTTGCGAGCCTCCCCTTTAGGGGAGGTGGCTCAGCGAAGCTGAGACGGAAGGGTGTAACGTTGCGGTTACGCTGCAAATCTCGCAAGCATCTGCTTGGTATCCCCTCCGGGGATAGTCCTTTTTGCTGTCAAAAAGGACGAAAAACCACCAGCAATTCCGAGGTGCTGGACCCACGGCCAAGG